TCATGGCGTCTCTCCGTTCTCTTCTAACCATTTGCGTATGCTGGCCACAGCGCCCTTATCGGTATCCGGTGATGGGTGCGGGCGATGAAAAACACGCACTTCATCAAACAATACAACGGCTAATGCGGTCAAAGAACCGCCCTTGACGCGCTGGCTCTGCGAGCGGATTCGGATTTCAAACCAGGCGTAGTGGCCACCGTTCGAATTCTGGCGTAGGCGGTAGGTGAAGCGGGTGAGCTTTTGCGATGACATTGCCATTAGCTACCTCCCTTCCAATGTTTTTATTTTGCTACCTATTTGCTACCTAGAACCTCTCCCAACAAAAAACGGCCACTTGCTGTATTAGCTAAGTGGCCGTTTTCCGGAATTTTTGGTCGGAATAGCAGGATTCGAACCTACGACCTCTGCCTCCCGAAGGCTTGTGGATAAAATAACTCGATATATCCCCAGAAATGTGTGGATAACTAGAGTTATTTTGAATCAATCACTTACGCACTAAACTTCTTTTCTGCTTGTCGACGCATTGCCCCTCTTTTATCCTCCGCTTAGAACCTATTTGGAACCTAGTTTTTATGGGCAAGACTACAGCGAAGCTTACAGCGCGACTCATGGAGCGTCTGGCCAAAGAGCTGGCGGAAGGTGATGAGGTTTGGGATTCGGATCTTGGAGGTTACCACGTACGCGCTGGCAAGCGAGGCTTGTCGATCCGGCTCTCTTATTACAACACGCTGAATAAACGGCGCGTGCTTACAATTGGCAAGTTCGGTGTCTATACCGCTACCCAAGCGCGTGAATCAGCAAAGGATGCGTTGGCCATTATTGCCCAAGGTGGCGATCCCCGCGCGGTGATTGAAGAGACGAAAGCCGAAGCGCAACACCAGCAGCAACAAACGCTTAGATCTTACCTGCGGACTGATTATGCTGATCACCAGAAGCGCCGCAAGGATGGCGACGCCACCCTACGACGTATCGAAAATAGCTTTACCGATTGGCTTGATAAGCCAATGGAAACCCTCGGCCTCGCCGATGTTGAACGCTGGCAATCTCAAAAAGAGGCGGGAGCCCCGGATGCAGACCCACCGGTAAAACCCCAGGCTTACCAAACTCTGAAACGCTCCTATGGCGCACTGCAAACACTGCTTAACCACGCGGCTAAGCGCGGCGTCATTACTCAAAATCCGCTAAAAGATATCAAGCTTCAAAAGCCAGCGCTTACGGACGATCAGCTCGAAGCGGACGAGGGGCGTCGTTACCTGGAAGCTAGTGAGCGTGAAGCCTTTTTTGCTGGTCTGGACGCCTACCAAGAGGAAAAGCGGGTGCAACGCAGAAGCAGCCGAGCCCATGGTAAGCGGTATTTACCCGACCTGGATGGAGTGGCCTATGTCGATCATGCCGCGCCGTGGCTACTGCTCATGTATTACACCGGGTTTCGACCAGGTGATTTATTTGGTCTTCGTTGGCCGCATGTGAGTTTCGAGTTTAAGAGCATCCGCAAAATCATCGAAAAAACCGCGCACCAATCCCCCGAGCCGCAGACTTTCCCGCTTTCAGATCCGGCCATGGAAGTGCTGGAAACGTGGTGGGAGCAGCAAGGGAAGCCCAGCAGTGGCTATGTGTTCTCATCACCTGTTACAGGCAAGCGGCTGGGCAAAGATGCAATGCGGAAACCTTGGAAGCGGGTACGTGAACTGGCAGGGCTAAACGATGGAATGGTGCTATATACGCTGCGCCATAACTTTGCGAGTCAGTTGGTCATGGCGGGAGTGGATCTTCTCACGGTGAGCAAACTGATGGCTCACTCGGATATTCAGACGACGATCAAATACTATGCCCACCTCCAGCCCGACCATAAGCGTAATGCGGTACAGCTTTTTGCTCAGATCGGGCAGGGGAAAGAGGTCATAGGCAAGGAGTTACGAGGCGATGGAAGTAGCGCTGCGCATTGAGGCTTCAGCGGTGCTTGAATAGCTCTCGCTTGATTCCAGCCAGGCGTATACGTCAGATAAGCGATAGCGCACATGGTGGCCACGCTTCACGAATCGTGGCCCAGGCCTACCGAGTAGGATGCCGGTGCTGCGTGCTTTTCGCGCCGTCGCGGGCATTGCCGGAATTAGCCGGGGAAACACCACCACATCCGGCAGCTCAATCTTCGTCAGATCTACCCCTGCTTTTGCGCGGGCCAAAGCATCGGCTAGCTCTTTATCGATATCACGTTGATCGTTAATACTCATTGGTTCTTTTCTCCCTTCTGTTTAGCCCGCCAGCGGTTGAAGCGGTTGCGAATGATGCGAAACGTTTGGCGCGCGGCTGGGTTGCTGTCCAGCTCGGCGCGGCTGTTGATTTGGCAGGCGGCACATAGCCAGTCCCGGGCGTCCTGTTCGTTGTGGGTGCCGTCGGGTAAGGCGCTGGGCTCAATGCCAAACTTGGCCCGGCGGCGGCGATCCAGGTAGAGCTGGAAGGCTTGATCCTGGCAGAGCATGGCGGCTTGCCTTGCTACGGTGCCGCCTTTGGGTGGTGCGTGATTTTTCTCCATGCTTCCCCCTAAAACTCGAACCGCTGGGCGATGCCCTTGGGCACCGCTTTTGCTTGAGTGCGGATCTCGATCACCTCAACGCGGGGTTTGAAGTGGCTAACGGTGCTCACGCCTAGCTGGAAAGCGGCGCCCAGGCCAAAACCTGCGGCGAGCAAGGTAATGGCCAAACGATGGTTGACGGGTATTGGGTTTTTCATCGTTTACCGTCCTTGCTTGTTTTTCAGCTCACGAATGCCCTGGCACTCGATGCAGGTGGTGGCCCAGGGCGCGGCTTTGCGGCGCTGGGTGGGGATCTCGTAGCCGCAATCAACGCATTCATCGTTGGCGGCCTGGGTGGCGAGCGTGGCGCGGCGTGCCAGCGTGGCCTCCAGGCTTTGTTGGATGGTGACCGCGGCGCGGTCGGCGTTATCTGCCATCGTTCTTCCTTCGGTTAGCAAAGTTCGGGCGGGAAGTACTCTTCCTGCTGGGTAGGTTTGGACGGCGCGAAGAGTTTTCGCGCGGCTTCTCTGGCTTCCTGGGCTTCGCGGTAGGCGTCTTCCGCTTCGGCCCGGTAAATTTCTGAGCGCTTCCACTCTTCGAGACGTTCGCGCTGGGCGTTTTTCTCTTCAGGTGAAGGTTCTCGGGGCTGGATATCTGGCCCCTGCGTACAGTTAGTGACACGAGTCCAAGGGGACGCGGCTTCGCCGCCTCCCGAAACCCCCTGGTGCCGCTGCGACTTGCCGCGCACTTGCCAGCGGTAGAAGCGGGTCAGGTATTCGTGTTCGTTGCCCCGGCCGTCGGATACGACGATGCCGAAAGTGCCCAGCTTGCTTTCGCCGTGGCGGCCTTTGGCCTCGATGCCTTCGCGTACTTCGCCGGTGGCGTGGCTGAAGTCGGCGCGGTCGAGATCCACGCGTGGCATCGTCCAGGGTTTAACCGGGCGCTGTTTGCGGGGCAGGTTGGGGCCGCCCATCAAACGTAAGAACTGATCCCACTGGCCTGCGTTGGCCACCTTGCGGATTTCTGCCAAGCGACTGGCGATGCGTTGGTCTGGCCGGGTGGCTTGCTCCCAGCTTTCCAGCTCATCGATGTGCTTTTCGTTCAGGCGTCGCACTTCCCGCCACACGGTGACGCTGGGCAGGCCGACGAACTGAAACTGGCGGATGCCCCACACTGCCGCCCAAGATTCAATGCGCGGCGCGACGCTGTTTAGCTCGTGGCCATAGCGGTCTTTGTCATCGTTTTGCACGCCATCGCGGACGAACTGCTCGCCGTTGATGTTCTTGCTGATGTACTTGGCCACGTAGCCCGCGGCGGTGCCTTTCGCGTAGTCGATCTTTTCCACTTTGAAGCGAGCGGTGGTCTTGTTGCCGCGACGGTCGAACAGCTCCTCGGGGGTGTCCGCTTCCGCGTGGCTGCGCAAGATCTCGTTTACGCGCTTTGTGTGCTCCGGCTTCATCCACAGCAATAGGTGCCAGTGGGGCGTGCCATCGTGGTGGGGTTCCACCACACGAATGCCGTAAATGCCCAGGTTCTCGCGGGCTAACGCCGCGCGGGCGCGTGCCCATACCTGCTGCAGATGGGCTTGGGCTTCGCGCGGGGTGCTGCCGTCATACTTCGGGTTGCTGACGCTGTTTTCGGATATCACCGGGTGGAAACGGCTGGGCGCGGTGATGGTGTAGAACATGCCCACGTGGCCCATGCGGCGGGACTCCGCTTCGGTGTCGCTGATACGCAGCATCAATTCAGCACGGCGGTGGTCGGGGTTCGATAAGCCCAGCTCGGCGAGCTCGGCGAGGGTGTAAACCTGTCCTTCCTGGTTGATGGCTTCCAGCGCTTCGAGCAGGGCGCGGTTGCGGTTCTTCTGTGCGCGGCGGCGGTCGAGCGTGACGTTGCTGCAGTAGATGCCCGCGCGCTTGTGCACGCGGTGGGCTTCCCGCTGCACCTGTTCCAACCGGCGGCCGCCCAGGCGGCGCAGCTGCCGACGCCACCAGTCAGGGGCGGTGAGTTTGGCCAACTGCACGGCGCTTTTCAGCTTGAGGCTGGGTGGGTTAATGCCGTGCAGGCGCGCACGGTGGCGGGCTTTGACGAGCGCCATTTCATTGACGACGGATAGGCTCATGACCGGCGCACGGTGCCAGTTGAACACTGCCATCAATGGAATGACGCCCAGCGGCGGGCTTAACGGGTTGCGGGAATCGGCGATTTGCAGGGCGACTTCCCGCGCTTGGCCGGAAAGGGTGCGTGCCTTGGGCGTTTTCAGGTTCAGCGGCGGTGGCAGCAAGCCCAGGCGCAGGCGGCGGTTATGCTCGGCGATGCCGCCGATCAGCTTGCTGCGTTCTCGCTCGATGGCCGTGGCCTGGGCATCGGCATGGTTGATAAACGCTTCATCGTCGTGGGTGACGTTCAGGCCGTGCAACACCAGATTCTTTTCGACGCTGGCCAGCCACTGGCAGCCCAGCTGCAAGCCTTCGATGGTGGTGGGTGCGCGTTTGACCAGCCCGTTAAAGCCGCGCTCCAGATCCTTGGTGATGGCAGGAAAGCGGCGGTACACGCTGGCGGGATCGATGAGCTCGCGGGTGTTGCGCGCTAACCAGCGGTTAGCGGCGGCGTGGCCATGGCGTTTGGAAACGTGCACATAGCCACCCGCCAGTTTTTCCGCCAGAGAGGGCAGGCGCTCAAAATGGCCCTTTAAGTACAGGTAGCAATCTTTGGTGCCAGAGCTGTGGCCAAAGGCGAGTTCAAGCGCGCTCATGCGGGCACCGTCGCTTGATCGATGCCTTTGGCCTGCCGTGCGGGCAATTGGGCGGCCGCAATATCGATCCGGTAGTCATCCAGAACGCTTTCGATCTGCGTTAGCTGGCAGCCGAAGTGATGCGCCTCGCGTTTTAGCTCCTCGGCGGCCATGCGGTTGCCTGCCTGCTCTAATTGCTTGGCCAGATAGTCGAAACGCGCCTTCACCACGTAAAGGGTGTGCATTGTGTTGGTGAGGTTCATGCCACCCCCTTTTCGATCAGGCTGAGCCAGTGCAGGGCGGCCTTGGTGTTCCCTTCTGCCAGGGCTTGGCGGGCGTGGCTAGCCAGTTCGCAGCTAGGGTGCTGGGCGCGGTTGCGCAGTTGATCCTTCAGTCCGCTGGCGTAATCGCTCATGCGGTGGATGGCGGCACGCACAGCGGCGCGTTCCGGCTTGGCTAGTTGGCTGATTTGTTGGGTGGCATCGGCGGTTAGCCCGGCGCTTTTCAGCACTAAGCGGCGTTCTGGGAAGGGGAGATCCGCCCAGACGGTGATCAAGTCTTGATCCGCCGCGCGGCTGTGCAACTCGGCGCGGAGTTCACCAAAGCCCGCCCGGTCGGATTGGACGCGGGGAGGCGCTTTGCGTGTGGGGAGTGGGGTCACGTTGGCCATGGTGCTTTCCTTAGTTGCTTCGCTCAGCAATTCAGCTCAGTGCTCGAGGACGACAGGGCGGCGGGTATCGGCATCGACCACCTGGGCTAGGCCAATATCGCGGGCCTGCTGGATCATGCGGTCGAGGTCGCGGGCGGTGAACACCACCGGGCAACCGTTGCGAGTGCGCAGCACCACTACATGGGAGGTGCTGGCGTTTAGGTCGATGCATGAATCCAGATTGACGCTATCCAGATCCGCAAAGGCTTGGATGGCGGCCACTTCGGCGGTGGCTTCTGAAATGCCGTAGTCGTGCACTAGCGTGCCGATGGTGATTCGCAGCGCTTCGGCGCGGCTATCCCAGCGGTTTTGCCAGAGCACTTCGGTGGCGATATCGAAGGGAGTTTTTGCAGCGTTAATGGGTGCGACGTTCATGTTGTGGTTCCTTCTTGGTTTGATCTTCGATACCCAGACGCATCTGGCCTTGTTTCTCCAAACGGTTGTGCCGCTTGAACCAAGGTGAGTACGGAAGATCTACTTTTGGGTTTGGCCTGAAACTGGGGGCCAGCACATGCTTTAACGAAAGGTCGGCTGTGGTACGGAAGCCACAACCAAATACGTTGCTACAGTGCAGGTAGAGCACCCGGAAGATGGGTAGATGCGTCTTCGAAGTTCGCACCCACATATGTGATCCGCAGTGAGGGCAATCGAACCGAAGTCGACTGTCCTGGTGTTCTACGCCTTCTGCTTCTTCTCCTTCGAGGTATTCCCCTTCGATGGAGCCCTGTTTCACATCTGTTTTTTCAGTCACTCGGCCCCCTTATTTCGTAAAGGGCGCGGCCTCGGCCGGTGAGGCTGGCCGTGCCCTTGCGCAGTCGTCGGCGGGCGAGCCATTCGGCGGCCTGGTCGATCGTTTCCAGGCCAAGTTGTTGCCGCACCGCCTCAAGCTGGCGTTCGAGTTCGTCATCCAGCACTAGGTGGTTCTGGGGCATTTTGGGTGCTCCTTTTGGGCCTTTTTTGTGCCTGTTTTTACGATGCACGTTGGCCCACACTGGTGTTCACAAGGTCGCTAACGCCGAGTGTTTCGAGCGCTTCTTTCAGCACCAATTGGCGCAGCAAGGTGGCTTTCGACATGCCGGTGTAGTCGACCAGGGCGTCAATCAACTTGGCTTCGTAGTCGTCCAAATTGATGGCGGCATAGCGTTGACGGATGCGACGGGTGTCTTGGTGCATGACGGCATTCCTTATGCAGAAGCACGAACAACGGCTTATTCAGCGGAGAGGGTGTCTTGGTCGTATTGGGCGATGCCGCGCAGCATGAGCATGCGAGCGGTGGCCGACATCGAACGCATTTCCAGCTGGGTGATACGTTCGAGATTGGTTCGCTCGGCCTCGGTGAGGTAGGTCATGATGGGGCTGTTGCAAGCAGCGGCAGCCAATGGCTTTTGGGCGATGGTGTTAGCGGTGGCCATGGGTTAGGCTTCCTTAGTAAAGTGAAAGGCTTTAAAAGGGTTGGGTTCAGACTGAAATGAGGGTTAGCGTCCACGACATTTTTTGAGCCCCTGACTGATTGGGTAGGAAAGAGGCGGTGATGTCGGTGGCGCCAAAGCCGTTGAGAATCAGCAAGATGTTGATGAACTCTTGGAAGGGCATTGGCTTTGCCTGACAACGGGCATTGAAGCTTTCGAGGCCTTCTTGAGCGCTCTCAACGGTAAGCACCCCTTGGGTTTTGTTTACAGTCAGTTTTTCCACCGTGATTAGCGGTGGCATATCAGAAGGTATGGCCATGGCAGTGGCTCCCTTTTGAAGTGAAAGAATGTGCATTGCTTGACGAAAGATAATGCACGTATGTGCATTAGTCAAAGGGTGATGAGGAGATTTTGTGCCTATTAATGATCGCTTGAAGGAAGAAAGACTCAGATTAGGCCTGTCTCAGGAGGACTTCGCCCGCTTGGCTGGTGTGTCCAAACGTGCACAAGCTAATTATGAAAAAGGTGAAAGAAGCCCCCAGGCGGAATACTTGGAAGCTCTTCAGGGTGAACAAGTAGATATCTACTACATTCTGACGGGACACCGTTCCGGCACACCTGACGCCCAACCCCTTGGCCTACCTGTCGTTGAACCGGGGCCGGATCTCTCCCCCGTTAAGATGTACGACATCGAAGCGGCAGCGGGCGCTGGCCGCAGCTTTGAAGGCGAACCGGTAAAAACCACGCTGTACTTCTCCACTGCTGAGCTTTCTGAGCAGGGACTAGACCCTGCCCAGGTAGTGGGCATTAAAGTGCGTGGCGATTCGATGGACGGCACGCTGGCCGATGGGGATTGGGTGCTGGTGGATCGCAGCAACCGCGACCCGAAACAGGAAGGGGTGTTTTTATTGTTGGTGAGCGGGGAGCGCCGGATAAAACGGGTGCAGCGCCTGGCGGGCGGCGCTCTGTACTTGATAAGCGATAACGACCATTACCAGCCGGAAATGATCAAGCCGCAGGATATGCATGATGTGGAGATTCTTGGTCGCTGCGAAATTCGTATTGGGCGGGTTGTGTAACTGTAAAACCATAAAGGCAGTTTTGTGGTTTTGAGGCTGCTAAAAAGAAAAGTGGGGAGAGTGGGGGATGGAGTTAATCGCACTGGGAATTTTAGGGCTAGCGATATTTGGTTTCTTCATTGTGGCCATTGAAGACCGCAAGGAGGCGAGAAAAGCAGGGGAGCCGACGGGGTCATTGCGTTGGCACTTTCAACAGCACATAGCTAAAGATAAGGCAAAGAAGAATACGCGTAAGGATGCTAAATTAGCGAAAAAACAGCAAAACTTTGATGACAATTCCAACGATTCCCCACCATCACTAGCTCCTGAGACTGCACCAGAAGAACCACCTTCTAAGCCAGTACCTGTCGAGAAGCGACCACCACCAGAGCCACACACTACCACCGAACATGCGCCAATAGGCCCATGGAAAGCGGTCGATACCGCATTAGTTGAGTTTGAATATCAGGGTGAAGAAGAGCCTATCGCCATTTATGTCGCTAGGGTATGTGATACCCATGTGGCTGGGACGCTTGAAGGCGAAAATTTCGATGCATTAGAGCGTGAGTATGCTTTTAGTGAATTCAAAAGCGCGGTAATGCTACCGCTTGAAGATGACCTTGAACTACCGGTTGACCAGCTACGTGGCTACTTACTAGCCAACTACCCTGATGATTTGAGTAATGACGATAGTGATTGGGAGGAAGAACTACCGTCCAAAGAGGTTGAATCGGTGCCCAGTTCTACCGGCACTCTGCGTTTTGTGTATCGAGATGCGGACGGTAATGAGAGTACTCGCGAGCTAACCAACTTCAAAATGAGCGCAGATAAGGTGCGTGGTATTTGTCTCGATCGTAATGCGATACGCACTTTTCGCCTTGAACGCATCGTGGAGTTCTTGGAAGGCGAGGAGCAGCTTTATGCATCCAAGGCTACGCCACGCGCCCGCCCTGAAATACCGGACTCAGTGCGCTCTGGCAATCCTGAAATCGCTTTCTCAGGCTTTGATGCCAAAACCCGCGCTTCGCTAGAGAAAACTGCCCAGGCGCATGGGTTTGTGGTGCGTAAGTCGGTAACAAAAAACCTGGATTATTTTGTGGCAGGCCAAAGGCGTAGTGGTGCCAAGCTTGCTGAGGCTGAAGAAAAACCAGGCTGTAGTGTGATAGATAAAGAGGGGTTTCTTTGGCTCGTGGCTACGGGTGAAGTTAAGAACTAGCTAGATCGGCCCCAATGGAGAACAGAATGGTTGATCCAGAACAGCAGCTGATTAAGTTATTGAATAATATTAATAACTGCCATTCAAGAAACGCTTTTCAGTCAGCGTTAATTCATGTTGATAAAGCCGAAAAGCTCTATGCAATGGACAAGGAAATGTGTGTTCTTCGGGGCATTACAGCAGAAGAGGAAGCAGCATCTGGTTTGATGCTTTGCCTTAAGGAAAGAGGTTATAAACTATCAAATAAACTCAAACATCGTGACCATGTTTACAAAAGTTCTATATATCCATTCATTTGCTTGGTTCAGATGGCGTTTGGTGGTGTGCTTCAAAATAGTGGGATTCAGTTAGGATTAGCAATTGTTGATAATAAAAAGGAGTTCTCGTTAAAAAACTTATCATACTATTCCTGGCTGCGACCTTTATTCGTATCCGATTCCACCTTTAAATTTTGAATTTAAGTTAAATGGAGTGCATGTTGGCTATGACGAACAAATTGATGCTTACTTGAAGCATGTGGGGAGTGATGACATCATAAAGTATAATAAAAATCTAGCTAATGTGAGGAATCAGGTGTTATATGCTAGTGCTGAAGGTTGTCCGAATGTGGAAATAAAAAAGAGTTTTGTAGAGGCAAAAAAGAGGAAAGTTTTAGAGATTTTGAAAATATACCTTTTAGTTAAGCCGCATCACGAAAATCAACTTTTTGTACAGCAAAGTATTTATGCTTATCTAAAGATGATGAGAGTTATTTCTAAAGATGTAACTGGCTTGTATTGACTTTATTGGGTTTTAATTCTGGGAGGGGGTATGAGTGATTTTTTTTCTTTTTTTGGCGACCTTGTAGAGAGTTTTTTTTCAACTTTAAAAATACCTATTGGCGTTTATATAACATGGTTTCTTCTAAGAGATAAAATTAGGCTTTATTTGGTAAGAGATATCGTAGTTGCAAGGTTGAAAGAGATACAGGATATAAAGGCTAGTGTTAGAAAAAAGATTGCAAAAGAAATTAGTTGTTTTATAAGGAATGATTTTAAAAAAGGGAGTAAGTGGGTTGGTAGCTCTGATGTAACATATGGTGCACGAATTATTAAAGAGATTTCAGATGAGTCTTTTCATGCGGAAAGAGGCTTGGCAACTCTAACTTATTTGTCAGAATATGTTTTTAGTGGTATAGAAGCTGAAGTGAAAGGCTCTTTAGAAGAAGGTATTGAAATTAATCGTAGTCGGATGTCTAGAAGATATTACTGTAATCTTCTATTTAGAAATCTTTCCCTTATTGATTCCTATGCTGCACGTTCTATTGAAATACCTAAAAATTTCTCAACTAGAAATAACGATAAAATTGGGCACTCTTCTGCAGCCTACGTTGGAAAGGGGGGAATCAGTTCTTTTAATGGTTTAGAGCAAGGGCCAAGATTTGACCCAATGGGCTTTTATTGTATTGAGTACCTTTTTGATATTTTAGGAGTTGAAGTTAATAAGATGAATTTTATTAAGAATAAATATTTTTTTAAAGCACTTGGCGGCAGCGATACATTTTATATTTGGTTTATTGAGAGAAAAGTTTGTGCACCTATTAATATTGATTTGGGGGAGGTTATCTTCGGTAGGAAGATGATGAACTTAATTGGTGTTGAAATTTTTAAGGGGGTCAAGCCAGGTAATGAGGGGAAGTGTATTCATTTTTACTATTGCAATTTGAGTGGGTTTTTTGGTTTTGTTGATTCTGTTAAAGACTCAGAAGTTAAGGGGGTTTTTTTTAATTTTTTCGGTAATAATGATTTTGCTGTAGAGGTTATAAAGGGTGCAGAAGTTGTTGTTGTAAAAGTTCCTTATGCTTGTGCTACAGAGGCATATAGATTAAAAAGAGGTGAGATTGCATATAAAGCATATAAAGCATCTCGAAAAAAAGCGCTTGCTTTTGTTAGAGAGTGTCTATTATCAAGTCCGTCATCATTGTTGGATATATTGCTTTATAGGTTTTGTTTTCGATTTAAAAGGTTTTGGGGGGGGTAATGTGGTAATTGGTGTGGTTGAGATGATTTAGTGGTTGTCGCAAGAAATATATCATTTCCACTCAATTGAAAAGCAACCATTAACTTTCGAGAAGTAATTATCAGGAGGCTATTACCCCGTTTTCTATCCACCTAAAATTGCTCCTAGCGCTGCAACAAGAGCAGGGTGCTTAGACATCTCCGATAAATTAGATTTCCACTTGCCCTTCTGTTCTGAAGGAATGCTGCTCGATTGATCAATCGCCATCTCCAGCTGTTGGAAGTAATTATTCACTTCTGTGTTTTGTACTGAGACGTGTGCATCGCCTGCCGCAGAAATGGCTGACTGGCTGAAGTGACCACTGAAATAGGTATTATTAGTAACATTTGTCGGGGGATGTTTTGAAACTCCTATATCCTGTGGTTTAAGTGTCTTGACGCCATATGGAGTTAGTCGCGCAGAAGTACAATTAAGAGCAAGTATGAGAATTTCTTGTTCATGAAGCATTTCAGCGGCGCTTGCAATGCTATGCCATGGTGCGCCTAGTTCACTTTCTAACGACCTAAGATCCACCATGCCATTGTTGCCGAGCTCGTACTCATTGAGCATTCTATCGGCGATAGCTTTTTTAATGTCTTGTATGTTCACCCGTACACCTCATGAATATTTTTAATATTGACCTAAGTAAGATTATACAGTCTGTGAGCTAGCAGCACACATCCACCAGCAACCATCAAAACTATACCTCTTGTTTTATGCTGTCAATTTATACAGTATTGACTGCAGGGAAGGCGACAAGAAAACGTTAATTTACGTCGCTTAATATGGAGTAGGCATAGGGTAACAGCATGCGAGTGAACTACTTGGGGCCGGTGGTGGTGGGCGTGGAGCACCCAGCGGTGGCAGAGATGGATAGCCGAAAATTTCCACCTAGCTGCTTTCTGGTGGAGATAAGCGAGGACGCACGCCCCGGCGGGCCGTGGATGGAGGGCGATGTGCTGGTGGTGGATGAGGCGCGCTCGTTTGGCCACGGGGATCTGGTAGTCGCTGAGGTGGAAGGTGAGTACCGATTGTTTAAATCCCATCGCGTGGGGAGCCGGTGCCGGTTATTGCCAACCAGCGGCGGGCAGGGGTGTTTTATCACTGCCAAACAGTATCGAGGTGTGGTGGTGAGGCAGGCCAGGTGTTGGGCGGTGTAAGATATTTCTTACAATGAGATGGCAAAATGCTTACATGCTTTGCTCATTTAATTTGGCATAGTGGTGTGGTCGCCTAATAGCACGCGTGGCGGAAACGCTTCGTCAGAAGATTGCGACAGCAAAAACCCCCGGCTATTTGGAGTGGCCGGGGGTTTTGTGTTAGTGAAGTAGGATGCGGTAACAATAATTACTAGATAGGGGAAGTCATGAGTGCTTGGGAAGGTGATTTGCTTGGACGTGCTGAAGTAGCTGAATTTCTTCAAAATTTATTAGAGAATGGTAATGACGACATAAAGGTCGTCAATATCGATTCCCCTTGGGGGACTGGAAAAACCTTTTTCTTAGAGCGTTGGTGTAAGCACTTACGTGAAGGAAGAGGCGTGGTCTACTTTAATGCATGGGAAAAGGACTACACCGGTGATCCTTTCGTCTCTTTGGTGTCGGCGATTCGTGACCAACTGAAAGCGCAGAGAAACTTGTCAGATGACATAGAGGACACGATCAACGATTTCACGGTTAAAGCCAAAAATGCCATTGTCAGCACAGCACCGGCCTTGACCAAGGTGCTTAGTAAAGGGCTATTGAAAAAGCTTATCGCTGTGGAAGGGGAGGAGCTTGCAGCAGCGATCCAAGCTGCCACTGATGAAGTAGCGGATAAGGCAGTAGAGGCCTTGATTGTTAATAGTGAGAAAGATCAAGAAGCCGTTAAGCAATTTAGAGATGTTTTTGAAAAGCTTGTAAGAGAGGTCTCTGTAGCAAAAAGTGGTGAAGATGATGATTTTCCTGTCTATGTGTTCATTGACGAGCTTGATCGTTGTAGACCAACGTATGCGATAGAGTTATTAGAGCGTATAAAGCATTTTTTTGATGTCCCTGGTTGTACATTCATCATTGCTACTGATACGAAGCAGTTAGGGCATTCGATTAAAGCAGTTTATGGAAGTGAGTTTAATTCTTTTGAATATCTAAAAAGGTTTTTTGATATAACATATTCACTTGATAACTCAGATGTTGAAGCTTGGGTGAGCGTAAATTTCGACATTCCAACAAGTCAATATTTTTATTGTCTAGGGTTAACCAGAGATTATCAAACAGATGGATACAATATGGCATGGGTTACTAATACAAACCAAGTCCCCCCTGACGAAAATGCAGTGATATGTAAAAGTGTTGATCTAAATGATATGCAAGTGATTTTTGTATCTTTGTTCAAAACTTTTGGTGTTTCATTGAGAGACTTGATGAAAATACAGAAACACCTTAAAGCTTCAATTGCGAATGCAAGCATAAGAGAGCTTCACTTTTTTTTATTATGTTATTTGATTTTTTTAAAAAATGCAGATGCTGAATTGTTCAGAGCTTTTGTTAAGGGCGATGAAAAATATTTTCTTGGTACTGCAAATAGGAAGTTCTCTCCTTGGAGTCTTTACTTTACGACGGAATCAATATCAGTGCACGATATAGCTCTTTTATATTTAAAAGCATGTCAGATGACAAGAGCTGACTTGAGAGAGAATTTAAAACAAGAAGATAGTACATTGAGCTATCAAACTAAAATCATTTTAGACGCTTGTAACGGAGCAGATTTTGCAAAATATTTTAAGCTGGTAAATCTAGCTATTCAGATCAAGTGATTGGAGCGTGGGGTTAGCTTGTTCCTGATCCTTCAGGCAACTACCCCCGGTTCATTGGTCGGGGCTTACTTCGCATTTTTCCTACGACCCCTTAGCTTGGTAGCTCTTACCCAGGTCAGGTCGTAGTGCATGGGCCCTGGGGTCAGTAAAACTTCTTTTGATATGACGGGCCACCATTCAATCAAGCGCAACGCTGTTTCCCATACGTTTTTCTTTTTCCAGTCGTTACCCAGGTTAATCGTGGTGATTCCGCAATGCTCGAAGGCCAACCTTTCAGGATCACCTTTTTGAAAGCGATCCTTGGAAAGGATAACCCAGGTTTTATCAGACCGTTTGAGCTGCTCTAGCCATACTTCATCCGGCATGCCAGGGCCGCCGTTGACCTCACGGGCGTGCATGACGGTGTGGCTTTCACTGCAGAGTTTGGCTAGGTGGTTAAGTGCGTTGGCAATGTGGGGACTGAGATTTTCGTCAATGAAGAAGTGCACCCGATAAAATCCTTTCTTCGAATTTTACGGCACGCTCTACTTCTTCTTGCGTCACATCATACGCACGGGCTGCATCTTCTGCGCTGCCTTCTACTTCGGCTGCTTGGGCCAGTGTGCTGGTGGGCATGTGACTAGGCATCACGATAGGCTTGCCGAAGGCAAAGCGTGGGTCGATCACGATGCTGGGATCTTCGGGATCTGGATGCCAGCGCACAGGATCTCCCTCTGCATCGAATTCGATGCCTGCCCTGAACGAGGGCACTATCACATCTTCGAACACGTTTTGGCGCTTAACCAGGTCAATCACTGCTGTTTCGCCGCTTTCCTCCAGTGCTTTGAGGAATACTTTTTGGCCATCGGTACACAGCTGGGGATTGATGAGTGGGTAATCCCGCTGTAGAAGCTCACTTAATTCATGCAATGCTTCACGGATGACCGATAAGCTCACATTGTGGCTACGGAATTTAGCCACGGCACGGAGTTCGAGCAGATCTTTAAAGCTGAGAGTGTCTTCTGCGCCTAACGCTTGGGGTTCGGGCTCCCATAGAGGCCCCTTTTTCGACCGTGCAGGCATGAGCCAGCGGCGAATCTTATCCGCTTCTACGCCAATCAGGCGCTCTGCTTGCTTGGGGCTGTAAAGCCCGATGTTGGTGAATGCGGTCATTGCTTACCCCCCAGCGTGTCGCTAGGTGCTGACAAAAGCTTAATCAATCGAGTCTGTGATGCGATCAGGATTGATGCCTTTTGGAGTGTTTCACTCTGTTGTACATGGCTGTAGTTTGACACTTTCCGTGTACATCGCAAGCGATATCCGTCACATATCGTGTTATGCCGTTTCGTTCTGTGGCGGCTTTTTCCGCGCCTGCAGGTATATCCCCGCTCCGTGACATTGTGGGTCACTTCATCAAAGACCCTAGTCATAAAGTTGTAAGAGATCTCTTACAAATCTTGTCGGCGATTTCTTACAAATGGCGGCTTTTGTTTGGTCTATGCTGACTATGACGCTTGGATGCGCGGGCTGGAAGGAATCAGCTTTTCTGTAAGGAGACGGATACCAAAAGCCCTCGGCCAACGGACGACCGGGGGTTGTTAGGTACGGCTTTTTAAGAGCTACTCTCGATAATTCCCACCGTCACATCTGCGTTAATACTCACCGCGTCTCCATCCGAATACTGCAGGTATACCCTCGCTCCGTGAAGTTGTGCGTCACTTCGTCAATGATCCAAGGCGTGGCGTCGATCTCTGGCTTGTAACCCTGTGCGGTGACCGGGGTTTCGGGGTAGATGTCGGCGCGGCCTTCGGCCAGTTCCAGCGTTAGTTCTGAATGTTTTCTCTGCAGGCGCTTGAGTTCGGCGCTTGCCTCTTCAATCGCGTGGGCCTCGCTTGCGTAGGTGTGGCGCAGGCGCTTGGTATTGTCGCTGCTGCCCACCAGCACTTCTTTTCTCTCTGCACTTTCCAGGTCGCTCCAGTAGGCAAGCACGCCGGTGAACTCTTCACGGTCGGCGATGAGATAGCGGTGGGTGTCGCCGACGCCGCGCTTGAGGGTGAGCATGGGGATGGGCGTGCCGCCTGCGGTCACGCCGCCATTCATGGGCATAAACAGCAGGTTGCCGTTTTTGGCCATGCATAGGGCGTCATAGCGTTCGGCTAGGCGGTGCAAAAAGTGCAGGTCGCTTTCGTCGGTTTGGTCGATGTGGTCGATAAAGATGCCTGCCAGCGCATTGGCGATGTTAGGGGCCAAGCCTAGTCGGCCAGCAGCGGTGGCCACGATCTCTTCGAGGGTTTTTTCGTGGTAGCTTTCGCAGCGCTTGGCGGGGTTCTCTTTGCGCAGGTCGGCACTGCGGGCGCGGATCGTGAGCACATCCGGCGCGCCTGAGTGTTCGACCTCATCCACGGTAAAGCTGCCGCGATCCACCAGGACTTCACCCTCCCAGCCCAGGGCCACAGTCAGGATCTTGCCGCGCGGGGGGATGGCGAGGCGGCCGTCGTGATCTTCCAGCGTCATGGTGAGTTCGTCGGTGGTGGTGCCGCGCCGGTCGGTGATGGTCAGGCTTTGCAGGCGGCCGGTGGCGGCCATGCCACCGATGGCGTAGGCGGGGCGTCGGGCGGGAATCATTACACGAGCCTCGGCACGGCGCGCATGGCCATACCGGCCAGCGGGCCGAGCATGGCCAGGAGGTTGCCGTTATCGTCTTCTACCCGGTGCAGCACCATATCAAAATCAATTTGCTGGGCGGCGCCGTCGCGCATGAGTGCGAGCTTGCGCTCCTTTAGGCTTTCCATGACAAAAAAGCCGTAGTTTTTGCCGGTGCCTTCGATCAATGGCCAGGCGTGGCCTTGGCTGGCCATGTCGCGCAGTTGATCCAGGTGGGGTTGGCCACCGGTGAATTGGGGGTGAAGGGTGCCGGTAAGCGTGAAAGTGTCTTCGCCTGGGCCGAGAAACTGCCGGGCGGGCAGCAGGCCGACGCGGCCTTGGGCTTCCTGCCGCCAGTTGGTTTGGCGCTGTAGTTCCTGATAGGCGGCGGTGTCGAGTGAGAACACGAACATGCCGTAAATCATCATCATCTGTCAGTACCTCAATCAATGTCGTGGAAGGCGCTGCGGTGGTTTGCCTGGGCGCGGCGCTCGGCATCGCGCAGGGCGCGCTGTACTTCGGCGTTTACCAGCCGCGCCAGTGCTTGTTCATCCATGCCCGGGGCGGCGTTAATCTCGATATTGATGCCGCCGTGAATCACCAGCCCGCCGCTGGGCTGGCTGGCGTGGCTTTGCAGCGGCGGCCGGGCGTCGATCTGTATGCCGCTGGTGTCGATGCGTAGCGGGTCGAATTGGGGAAGTTCTGGCCACTCAATGCGAAGGGCATCAAGCGTGGGCATTTCCGGCTTGGCCACCTCGCTATAGAGCGTGGGCAGTTCGGGGCGCTGGATCTTTAACGCCCCCAGCTCGGGTAACGTGGGCAGCGTTGGCCGCTCGATGCGCAGCGCATCAAGGGCGGGCATGTCCGGCTTGGCCACCTCGCTATAGAGCGTGGGAAGCTCGGGGCGTTGGATCTCTAATGCACCTGGCTCGGGTAACGTGGGCCGTTCCACTTCCAGGGCGATTGCGGGGGATGCGACCCCGGCGCCCAGCATGAGCCCGGCGGCCGCATTGCGTAGGTGGGTGGCAAGGCTGCGCACTTGCTTAACGGGGCCATCGGCGTCGGCTTCAATACCGTTGGCCAGGCCTTGGGAGACGTAGTTACCAATGGTGGCAAACACGCGGCTGGGGGAGTGGATATCCAGCCAGCCGCGTACCGTATCGGTGACGCCGATGGCGAGATTGGCGGCGCTTTCCGTGGCGCGATTGGCGCCGTCGCGTATGCCTTGTCCTAAACCGGCGGCGGTATCCTTTCCTAGTTGGATAGCACGGTTGGCACCGTTGCTGAGTGATTCCAGCGCGCTACCCATGGCGTCCTGTACCCAGCCTGCGATATTGCCCGCCATGCCCATCACTTGATCGCGCAGGGCGCCGATCATGCTGCCGATGCCGTTGATCATGCCTTCAACGATATTGACGCCGAAGCCTTCAAACACGCGGCTGGGGGAGTTGATGCCCAGCACGCCTTTAAACCAGTTGGCCACGCTGGTGGCGATACTGGTCATGCGTTCGCGCAGGGCGGTGAGCTTTTCAGTCAGCCCGCCGAGCAGGCTGTCGATAATAAAGCCGCCCAGGCTGCGGAAGTTTTCCGGCACTGAAATGCCCAGGCGTTCGAGGGTATTGGTGAAGGCGCTATAGAGCAGCCCAAGCGGTGACCAGCTGATAAGCAGGCGCGACACGCCGCTGATGCCATCGCCAAAGGCGTCGTTGACCGTTGACCATACGCTATCCGCTGATTGACGCACCCAGCCCATAGCGCTGTTCATGCCGTTGGATAGGCCGCTGATCATCTTACTACCCAGCTCGGCCAGTGAACCGGGCAGCTCAATCCCCAGGCGGCCTAACGCGGAGGAAATGCCGCCATAGAGCAAGCCAAGCGGTGACCAGTTGACCAGCAGGCGGGTAACGCCGCCGATGCCGTCACCAAAGGCGTCTTTAACCTGCTGCCATAGGCCCAGGAAAAAGCCTTTGATGGGTTCCCAGTATTTGTAAACCACCAGCGCGGTGGCGGCGATGGCGAGGATGGCCCAGCCAATGGGGTTGGTGGCCAGGAATACCGCCGTGGCTTTGAGTGCGCCGAGTAGGCCAACCGTGAGCGCTTTGCCCACGGCAAACAGGGCGGCGCCCGCGGTTTTTAACACCGGGGCTAGCACGCCTGCTTGTATGCCCAGGGTGGACATGGCGAAGCGGGCGAACAGCAGCGGGGAGAGAATGCTGGCGAACGTCATGGTGACGGCGCCGCCGATGGTGGCCAGGGCGATCATGCCCGCGGCCACTTTGGCGATGGTGCCTGCCAGCTCGGGGTTGGCTTTGATCCAGTCGCCGACGCTTCGCGTGATGGCGGTGATGTTCTGCACCAGGTCGCGCAGGGGGCCGTCATTGGTGTCGGTGATACTGATGCCGACTTCTTCCCAGGCGCTGCGCAGGTTCTTTAAATCGCCACCGATGTTGTCGGCCATGACTTCGGCCATACGGGCGTTTTCGCCCATGTTGTCGCCCAGGGCATTGATGATGTCATCCAGCTGGCCACCGCCCATGGCGTCGACCAGTTCCGCCATGCCGGAGCCCGCTTCTACTCCGAAGATATCCTGCATGATGGCTTTGCGTTCGACGTTGCCCAGATCCGCCGTGGCCTGGCTGATATCACGCAGAATATCGGGCATGGCGCGCATGTTGCCGTTGGCGTCGGATATTTGGAGCCCGATGTTTTCAATCGCGGCCGCGCCCTTGGCGGCGGGGTTGGTGAGTCGGTTCATCATGGCGCGCATGGTGGTACCGGCCTGGCTGCCTTGGATGCCGATGTTGCCGAGAATGCCCGACATCGCGGCGGCTTGTTCCATGGTGAGCTTGAGGTCTTCGGCGCCGCCCAGGTACTTCATGGTTTCGCCGAGCATTTCCAGGTTAACGTTGGCGCGGCTGGCGGTACCGGAAAGAATATCCCCGACACGGGCCATGGCGCCTTCCGCCTCCATATCGACCTTGAACGCCCCGGCGATGTTGGAGGCGATATCCGCCGCGCGGGCCAGCTCGGTATTGTTGGCCAGAGATAGCGCGAGCACGTCTTTCATTGAGGCCTGAATGGCCCCGGCGCTCATACCGGCGCGCAGTAGAAACTCTTGGCCTGCACCCACTTCGGTTGCGCTGAAGGCGGTGGTTGATCCTAGGTCGCGGGATTGCTGCCGTAGCCCTTGGTAGCGTTCGTCGTCTGCATCGAAGCGGCCAACGGCCTGTAGGGTGCTCATCTGTTCCGCCCAGGCAACGCCAGGCGTTAACAGGCGAGAGGCGGCGTAGCCTTGGGCGATGCCGGTGCCGAACATGCCCATGCCCACCCCTTGGGCGCGGGCGACGTTGGCCATGCCATTCTGGTAGCGATCGCGGGCTTGGGTTAAGCGGCGCTGGCGTTCGGCAACTTCGGAAAGGTGGCGCTTTTGTTCCTGCAGCGCGGTGTTTAAGCGTTCCTCTTTGGTGCGCAGCTCTCGGGCGCTGCGCCCGAGGTTGTCGGTGCTGATGCCCGCTTCATCCAGCCGCGTTTTTAGCCCGCGGATTCGCTCGGTTTGGGTGGCGTGGTTCTGGGTGAGGCGCTTGATCTCTTCGCCTGCGTGCCGGGTTCGGTTGCGGTATTCCCGCATGGCGCGGGCGGAGCGGTCGAACTCAGTCTGCTGGCCGTGCAGGCGCACGCGGGCGCGTTCCAGCGAGGCGGTCAACTGGTCGCTGGGCTGCTTGGTTTTGAGTAGCTCGCGGGCGAGGCGGTCGTATTCCCGGCGGGCAACGGTCAGACCGGATTTAATACCGGCGTGGGCTTCCCGCTGGCGTTCCAGTGCCTGGGTGTACTGCTGGTTGCGCGTGCGGGCGTCGCGCATCGCGCGGGTGTTGGTGCGCAGTGCGGCGTTGGCTTTGCGGTAACTGGTGAGGTCGCTTTGTTGCCGCTGCAGGTCTTTTAACTGGTCGCGGGTTTCGCGCATGGCTTGGGCGGTTTGCCCGGCACCTTGGCGCATTCGCTTTAGGGGGCCGGTGACGCGATCTACCGCGTTCAACATGACTTGCAGACGTAGATTACGCGACATCGGCTTTTTCCCTATTTGTTGCGTTTACCGTTTGGTTTGCTGCCTTCGTGGCGTTTGCGGGCGCGTTCGCGCCACTGCATGAGTTCTTCGAGTTCCATGTTGTCCATGGCGCTGGGTTCCCAGTGGAACACCATGGCGAGATCCGCCATGGCGTCTTCTACGAACTCGGGCAGGGCTAGGCTTCGGTTTCCTTGAATTTCTTTGGGATCAAAAAACCGTTGAGCGCCGTGCCGAGCTGAATAAGGTCGACGATATCGAGCGTTTTCACCTCGGCTTCGGTGAGCGGTGGCGTAGTGATGCGGGGCAACACTTTATGCAGGGCGGTAACTTCGAAGTTCATGATGTCGACCAAGCTGACGCCGCGCATACCGCCGGACATGGGTTTACGCACGGTGATTTCAGTCACCGTGGCGCTTCCACGCTTTAGCGGGGTTTCCAGTGGCACTACTTCGGTCGGCACGCCTGGGGCGGTAGCGGTGGTTTGCTCTTCGTTTTCCTCAACTGCTTGGGTGTCGGTGCTTTGGTTTTCGATCTTAGTGGTCATGGTCGTGTCCTATAAAAGAAAAGGGGTATGGCCACCGGGGTGGCCGTTGGGTGGAGGTGCTTTACACACCCAGGGCGGCGCGGCGCTCTGCCAAGCGATCCTTGCCACGTACTTTGAAGATGAAGCCAGGCACGTCGCGCTCGATGACCTCTTCGCCATCGACGATTAATTTGAAGTACGAAAGGGTGGTGGTGACGCTGATTTGGTTGTTGTCGCCTTTGCTGGCATCGCCCATGGCGATGGTTTTGTGGCGGCCGCGCATGACGATCTCGACCGGGATAACCCCGCCGTCTTCATCGGATTCGTAAGAGCCGGTCATACGCAGCATGGCGGCGTCGTGGATGGGGCTGCCGTAGCTGTCGTAGATATCGACAATCATGCCGCCGGCCGTCCATTCGAATTCCTGCAGTTCGTTGCCCTGGTCGACCTCGATCGGGCCTTCCATACCGCCGCCTTCGTACTCGACCATGCGGCGGGCCAGCTCGGGCAGGGTGAGTTCGGGAATTTGGCCCTGCCAGTTGTTGCCGTCGCCGAACAGGTTGAAGTCTTTAAGGATGTGGGGGAGTGCCATTGTCAGTTGCTCCTGTTAGGCGTTGATGCGGTCGGCAAAATCGACCAGATAGCGGTCGGTAATGCGCTGCTGAAGCATGAGGTTTTCTAGCGGGGGCACCGGCGTGTAGTCGTAGTCGATGTAGAGCTTGCCGCTCTTCAGCACTTCCTTACTGTTCAGCTCGGGGTCGAACCAGGCTTCACCGCCCAGGATGTAGCCTTTGCGGGTGAGCTCGCGGAACTTGGCGTTGATGCCTTCGATAATGTCGCGCACCAGGCTGGGGTGCATCGGCTTATCCACTGCCCACAAATGCGCTTCGGCGATGGTGTCGGCCAGCACCTGGGCGGTGCGGGTGTAGGATTCAAACGCGAACAGCGGGTCTTCAGTGCAGGTGCGGGAGCCCCAGAAACGGAAGCCGCTTTTGTTAATGAGCGTGGTGACCTCGGCGGCATTGAGGTAACCGGCATCAGTGGCGGGGTCTTGGAGATCCCAAAACACATCGTGGGTAATGCCGGTGACGCTATTCACTGGCATGTTCGAGAGGGTTTTGTGCCAGCCGATTTCGTTATCCAGCCGGGCGCGGTGGCCAAGCGCCTTGGCGACGGCGGAGAGCGGGCGGCTTTCCTGGGCGTTAACGTCGAAGTTTTGGAAGTTGGGCCAGATCACCATGGCTTCACGTTCGCCGAAGTTCTCCCGGTACATCACCGCTTCTTCTTTGGTTTCACAGCCGTGGGCGGCGACATAAGCGAAGGCGCGCAGCTTGATGGCCACGCTGATCAGGGCGGTGGCGACGTTTTCGTTATCCAGTTCCGGCACGCCGAGGATGCGCGGTTTCACACCAAAGCGCTGCTCGGCGGCTAGCAGTGCTTGGATGCCGGTCTTTTGCCTGGTGGGGGTCACGCTGCCAATCACGTTGGCGGTGGTTTCTCCTTCGTCTTGGCCTTCAGCTACGCGCACGACCACACATAGGGCGCGGGTTTCTTCGACAATAGCGCGTAGCGAGCGGGCCAGGGTGCCGGTGGTACCGGCCGCGCCAATGGCGCTGTAAATATCGGTGACCAGCACCGGGGTATCGAGGGGGAAGCGTTCGGCGTCTGCCTCCGGGCCAGTGGCCACCAGCCCGATAACGGCGGTGGCCACGGTGCGAATGGGGCGAGTGCCTTCGTTGATTTCGACGACGCGGACGCCGTGATGGTAATCCTGGGCCATGCTTGTCTCCTGCGCAGGTTCAAGCGGGGTTCTGTTGAGGTGTGCTGCTATGGTGGGCAGGCTTCGCGGGGGAGGGTAGTGGTGGGCGTTGTGCCAGAGGTGGGGGACAGAAGGCGGTGAAGAGCAGACATAAAAAAAGCCCGCCGAGGCGGGCTTATGTGGAGCTGGCTTACAAAAGAGTCCAGTAAGGCCAGAGCAGAAATGCCATATCAATCAGCTTTGATGTTACTTCTAGCATCAACAAACTGAGATCCAAATACCTCATACACTGCTCCTTATCGCATTCGCGATTGCAGCGAGGCTAAGCAGAATCTTCAACTGATACTTGAATAAAGCATCATTTTTGATATCTTGGACTTGAGAGATATAAAATCCTTGGCCTAGCCTCTGGTTTTATCGGAACGAAAGCCCTGGTCCCACAACCAGGGTTTTTTCGTTTGCCTGTACAACGTGTACAGACTAGAACAGATACTATATATAGGACAATGGAAAATCAATTCAAGCATATGTGGTATTTTTCATCCACAGGATATTGACTGATAAGCCCCCGCACTGCCCCTGAAAGTAAAAAACCGTCTCTATTGATTAGCAAACAAAAGCTTGATTCTTCCTGAGTTTAAAAAAAAGCAATAAACTACAGTCAGGACGCTTGTTTTGATATTTCAGATTTCTTAGCCAAACCAATAAAATATGAGGCCATGTTTTTATTTATAGCCTTTCTTGGTTTGGCGATACTGTTTCTATGGCCTGTTAAATTAGTTTTTGTCATATGAAGCGTTCTATCGGCAAGCGATGAGCTATTCATTGTTGTCGGCTTGCTGCATGTGCCCGAAATATATTGACTAACCATAATTTACCTTTAAGGTTTCCCGGCAAACTAAACCTCAAAACTAAAAAACGATGTCGCAAGGGGAACACATGAAGTGCTTGAAAATTATCGGGTTATTGGCTGGTTTAGCTCTGTTGCACGGCTGTGCTGCTGTACCTGAGTCTCATAAGCTGGCTTATGAACCGCAACCAGACGTTACCCCTGTTGAGGGTGCTTCGCAGGTCGCGGTCAATGTTGTGGTTGAGGATGCGCGTGAAGATCAGCGCCGTATCAGTCATAAACGACACAGCTGGGGCTTTCCGATGGCATCGATTCATAGTGAGGAGCCAGTAGAAGAAGCCGTGAAAGCTGCCATCGAGCAGGAGTTGTTAGCCAGAGGGTTTGGGTTAGACGGTGATGCTTCTGTCATTATTCAAGGCGATATCACCGAGCTGTACTCGAACTTACACCTGATAGACACCTTCTTTACAGGCAAGGCGGTAGGTAAGTCTACGATTCAGCTAGAGGTGATGTCAGAAGCCGATGAGGTGCTGTTCAGCAGAGAAATATCCGTTGCCCCTGAACATAAAGGCCTGATGTACCAGTCTGCGTCTAACCTAGCCAGGCCAGTAGAATTGGCGATTGAAGAAACGCTTGATGAGCTGTTTGATGATCCGCTGTTTATGGATGCTTTGTTGAGCGATAGCCACGCCAGTAGCGTTAGGTAACGACAGTTCCAGCGCAGCAATGTGAAGCCCGCCAATTGGCGGGCTTCATTCGTTCTGGCTAGAGGCTCATACTTCCGGCGGCCGGTAACGGTTGAGCTGTTCGATGGCTTGCTGGGCCGCCTCCTCTGCGGCTTCGATGGTGTCGGCGCGTTGCACCGCTGCTTTACCACCCAGGCGCAAGTTGCGGATATCGCGCAGGGCGGTTTCCCATTGCTCGGCGGTGGCGACGATCTCTTGGGCGGCAGCTTCGGCGCTGACCTCAAACATGGCCATGTGGTCGCTGACGCTGGAAGGGATGGCCGTTTCATCCTTGCCGCCTGCTAACCACTCGCTGGCTTCCTGCTTGGCCAGCAGGTACTCCTGATCGATATAGCTACCGGGGCTGACGAAGGCGGCGCGAGCACGGCCTGCGGCATTATCAATGTCGATACCAAGCTGGCCATGCGCGGCATTCATTACAACTTCTAACGGCACGCCTTTTTCCAAAAGATCGACAGATAGGAAGTCTGAATAAATGACTTCATTGTGTTTGAGCTGCTTAATCTTCATGTTAGCCCCTTATTACAGTAGGTTAGAGGTGATATTGGCGTGATTGACGCGAACAGCATCCGCCCAAGAAGCAAAACCGATAAGCTCGACACTGGTGCCGTATAGCTCATAAGGCACCGCTTCCTCGCCATTCTGGTCGACAAGATAGCGAAGGCCTGTGTAAGCGCTCCCCGAAACGTCCCCTTTAGTGGTAGTGACCGCACGCATACGTAGATCACAGGTGCCAAAGGAGCCTCCGTCATGCTGGTGCATGAAGGGACCGTGATTAACTTCAATAATCGAGTGTTGCAGTAAAACCATCCCGTGTGCGCTTTGGCTGGAAACAAGGCTTCCTGAGTAAGCGCGCATGGCTGGCGAGGAACCGTCTTCAACGAAGAGCGTCTTGAAGGTAACTCCCGCAGCAACCAGATAACCTCTCAACCCCATCGCAAACGAGGTTGAATAAGTAAAGGTTGCGCCGCTACTACTCTCTGCAAGATACGGCATGCCTCGAATAGCGTAGTCCGCCTTCTCCGACGTATTGCCTATCAACGTTATTACTTTGCCTGCGATACTGGCATCTCGATCCAGTACATGCTCACCCTTTGACAGCCGAATAACGCCTAGAAATGAGTCAGGAACCGCAGCACACGCGCCGCTAATCGTTCGCTTGGCGTTCGCCCAAGACACGCCACTATTGCCATCATCCCCATTGATTGCGTCAACATAGAGCTGACGAGACGTTGAGGATTTAAGAAACTCATCAACGGCTGTCGTCGCTTTATCAACCTTCTGATCAATGCCACTCATCTTGTTAGCGACTTCACTGGTCAGGTTATTGGCCGCGTTAACCAGCGCGGTGATTTGGGTTTCTAGGCTCATGTGGCCTCCTGTTCGTTGGTGGTGCTGTTTTGGATATTGGCGGCGCCTTGGGTGAAGGCGTCGGTTAAGGCGGTGAGGGCTTCGCCGAACTGGGTTTCGATTTCACCGACCTGGGCCTTGGTGGCTTTCTTGGCCAGCTCTTCAGTGATGGTGGTAGCGAAGTTGGGGTTATTGCCCAGGGCTTCGGCGAGCTCGGCGAGGGTGTCCAGGGTTTCCGGCGCGCTACCGGCCAGGGCACTGAAGCGCTGGTCGATCTGCTCGATGGTGGGCACGTCTGCCTTATTCGCCTTGTTGCGCAGCTTGCCGTCGATTACCCCCAGGGTGTGGGTGACGGCTTGGCGCAGGGCGATGAGGTTTTTATCAAAGCTCATGGGGTGGCGTCCTCCTGGGCGGCGATCATGCCGCCGTGGTAGCTAATGGCGTCGGTGAGCGCGGCCATCATGCTGTCGATTCGATGAGTGGCTTTGCTGGCCTCTGCGACTTGGGCAAGGGTTTCAGGCGATAGCGTGCCGGGCGGCCCTTGGGTGCCGTGGCTAATGACTTGAAAGCGCGGCGGTGCGGGTAGGTGCACCGTGACCGAGCGCGCAGGCATTTGAACGGTGAGGCGAGTGGCGTTAGTCATGAACTACCCCCGGCGTTAGCTGAAAGTGGCCACGCAGTAGGCTGTACACATCGCCGGACGGGAACGTGATGCGCAGCTCGTAACGGGCGCCCGACCACTCCGGCGATACGGCGCCCGCTGTTTGCTCAGGGCGGATATGCACGTTGATGCCGCCTTCGCTGGGTACCAGCTCGATACCGTTGCCGGTTTCACAGTTAAGCAGCGGTGCGCCTTGAGTCGTGGCCACCACGAACGTGGCTTCGCAACCGGTGAGATCCACCGGGGTCGCGGCCGCGTCTTCACTGGCCCACGCCGCGCTAAAGCGGTAGGTGGTACCGGCCACCATGCTGATCGTGGGGGCCTGGGTACTCATGCGCGTTTCTCTAACTCATGCACGCGATAGAGCAGATTGACCTGGCGTGCCATGTTCTCAACGATGGCCGCCGCATTGGCGGTGTACTGCTCGCCCCAGGCGGCCAGCGAGAGGTTCGCGCCGGTGCCTTCCACGGTGACGGATTCGGCGGGCAGGGCGTCCAAGCGTAAGTCGAACGCAAGCAGCAGCGGTACCGCGTTGGAGATGTAGGCTAGCGGCTGGGAGTCAGACCAGACCGCTAGCAGCGTGCCGTCTTCAAGAAAGAACCCCACTTCATGCACCCAAAACTCGGGGCCATCGCCATCCACTACGCCGGTGAGGTGAATTTGGTGGGGACTGACGCGTTGGCCATCGGCAATGCTGACGCGCCTGCGTTCGTTAACCAGCCCGAATTCGTTCTTGCTGGGATTGCGGGCGTTGTCACCGATGGCGATATGCGTAATACGTGCGGCTAGGCCATCGCTCTCGGCATTGAATACGGCGGCGAGGCCCGCCGTGGTAATAACGGGTACAAGAGCTGTCATGTGGTGCTCTCCATGGTGTGATGAGTAACGGCAAATCCGCGGCAGGCACCGGCGACTAACAGCGAAGCCGCCGGGAGGTTGGCTTGGGCCACAGCATCGGGCAGGTCGGTATCGGGGGCGTTGGCCATGAGCCGACGCGTGACGGCCAGTCCGCGATAGGCACCGGCGACTAACAGCGAAGCCGCCGGTAGGTTGGCTTGGGCCACAGCATCGGGCAGGTCGGTATCGGGGGCGTTGGCCATGAGCCGACGAGTGACGGCAAGCCCACGGCAAGCACTGATAATGGCGAGCCATGCCGGTGCAAGCGTGGCGTCAGCCGTTACCTGTGCCGCGCGACGAGCTAGTCCACCGGCCTGATGCGTTGCGGTAACGGCCATGTCGGCGGCAATCTCAAGTGGTGGTTGGGTCGGGCGGGCATCGTTGCGGGCTAAACCGGCGGCATTCTGGGCGCTGGCCACGCCAATACGGCCAGGGCCGAAGTCAGCGGAAAGCGAAAAATCGTAGTGGCTGCGCAGGTTCTTGGCGCTTTGAATGGCGTGGTGAATCTGCTGGTAAAACGTGCCGCTGAGCTGATCGGCTACTTCGCGGTTGTCGTTCAGGTGCAGGCGCGCACGGAAGGTGCCTGGCTTGGTAGTCGGTTGCTGTTCGAACCATTCGGTGAGCGTGACCTTGATGCCCATGGCGGCCAGGGCTTTTTCTACCGCTAAGCGAGTGCCTTTGATGCGGTGGACAGCAAAGCTATCAGCGATAACGCGGCGCTTGGTGGTCTCTGGCCAATCGGCTTCCCATACGTCGACTGAAAACGCCCAGGCGAGGAACGGCAGCAGTTCCGCCGGGCAGGTGGCCGGGTTCCACAGCGTGCGCAGCGGTACCGGCAGGGCGAGCGGATGCGAGGCGGCAACGCGGGCTTCCAGTGGGCTACGGTTGGGCGGTAGCAGATGCATCATGGTAGCCGCTCCGTGGCGATGTGAATCGCAGTGCAGCGGGGTGCTTGGTGGGGTTGGCTGCGTAAGTCCTGCCAGCTATGAAGGGTGACGTTTTCGACGCCTTGCACGGTGAGCGCGGCGCTAATGCCGGAGCGGGTCACCCAGGTGCCCAGCTTGTAGCGGGCGTCGGTGTAGGTGTTTAGCTCCCGGCGGGCTTCCTCGATCACCAGCTCGGCATCGGGGCCGGGGCGCAGGGTTAGCGTGGCGTTGATGGTGTAGTCGTTGCGCTCGGCGGGCTGCAGGGTGAGCCGGTCGGTCAGTGGCCGGTAAGGTTCCAGGTAGTCGCGCACGGTATCGAGCAGCGCAGGGGTGGCGATGCCGTCGTTCTTACGGGATAGCACGGTGAGTACCACATCCACCGGTTCGGGGCTTTCCACCGCGACATCGCGCACGTCGGGGTGGGCGGCCGCGGCGTGGAATTGATAGGCGCCGATGGGGCCAGCCACGGATAGCCCTTCGAAGGCGAGCTGAATACGTGCGCGAAAGTCCCGGTCGTGTTCATAGGTGGGCGGTACCGGCGGCACGGCGTCGGGGTCGCCGGGGTCGAGCATGAGACGCTTGACTTGGAAATTAGCACCTAGCTGGTCGAGATCCCCACCGGCGGCGTAGGCCAGCATGACGGCGCGGGCGGCGTCATTGATGCGTTCGCGCAGCAGCAGTTCACGGTAGGCGTTTTCCTGCAGCAGCTTGGTAAGCGGTTCGCTTTCAAGGGCCAAGGTATCGGCCAGGGCTTCCCGTTCATCGCTGGGGGTGAGTTCCAGCAGGCGCGCTTTGCGCTCGCTAAGCAGCGCTTCAAAGTCTAGCGGCTCGATCACATCCGGCGGGGTGATCTGTGAGAGGTCGATGGGCGTGCTCATGTAAACGGCACCTCGACGTGAAAGCGCTGGCCATCGTGGGTTTGGGCGTCGATCTCCAGCATGGCGCGGCCGTGCTGGCTGGCATCCACTTGGCGGTTTACGCGTAGCACGCGCACGCGGGGTTCCCAGCGGGTAATGGCCATCACGCTGGCGGCGTAAGCCTGTAGCAGCGTGGTGTCGTTTAGCGGCTGGTCGATCAGTTCCGGCAGTAGCGAGCCGTACTCCCGGCGCATCACGCGGGTGCCAATGGGCGTGGTGAGAATGTCGCGGATGCTTTGCTGGATATGGGCCAGCCCGCTAACAAGTTGGCCGTTTGATGTGCGCATGCCTGCCATGATTAGCCCCCTACAAAGACATTGGGCGAGCCGGTGGCCACCAGCGAACCACAGGCGACCGGGTCGCCAACGCGGCCTTTTGGGCGGCCGTTGACGAATACCGTTTTGGAGCCCGCTGCTAAGACGGATTCATGAGTGCAGTGGCGCGCCCAGGCATCGGCCACGCGATGGCTGGGGATGCGGTTCACAAATACATTGGGCGATCCTGATACCGACGGTCGTGGTGAGCACGAGCCGTGGCCGGTACATATATCGCCTTGGCGGGTAGCAGCGGGCATGGTGTTCTCCTATAGCGGCGTGGGGGCCGCCATTTCCTGGCGCACGTTGTCGAGCTGGTCTGACTGTTTGAGCGCGTTGATCATGGCGGCGCGGCTTAGGCCGCCGTCGCCTTTCGTGATGGGGTGCGTGAAAATGCCCAGCTGCTCTTGGCTGGCCCGCTGCCGGATGTGCTCAATGGCTTGGGCGATGGCGTGGTGGCTGGTGGCCAGCGAATTACCGTCGGCTTGCTTACCGGCGTAGAGCGCCTCACGAATCAGCGTAAGTTCGTCGCGGATCTGCTCGCCGACGGCGATCATTTGCGCGAAGTCGTCGGTGTAGTCGATAGCGTTTTCATCGCTGGTTTTAACGCCCATAGCGCGGTCCTCTCGTTTTTATCGACTCAGTTTTCATAAATGTTGCGGCCTTTAAGGTGCATATCGCCGCTGGCGGTAATGCGAATCTCACCGGTGGCGTTGATGGTGATGTCGCCAGGAATGTCGACCTTCAAGTGATGCTCAACGTGGTTGTAGTCGATGACTGCGCCGTCAGGCATCACGGCGTGGAAGTGGTCGCCGTTATCGCTGGGGGCGGGGTGCAGGTCACGAAACAAGCCGGTATGCACCACGCCTGCATTGAGATCCCCGCCGGGGGAAATAACGATGACCTGTTCATCGACCGTTGGCGGGCACCAGGTGCGTGTGGTGCCCGCGCGGGTTTCGATCCAGCGCAGCCAGCCGGTTTTCATATCGCCAATGTCTACCCGCACGCGTGGCGGTATCGGCGGGTCGGCGGCGGGATTGCCGTGATCCACCTCGGCGATGGTGCCGAAGCGGATCAGGTTATGTATCAGGCGAAGTAGTTCGGCGGCGTTAGTCATGCCGCTAATGGTGGTGGCGTTACGCGCGGATGGGTAGCGGTGGGCGTTGTGCCAACTGGCTAGGACAAGTGACGGTTAGCGGCCGGGCGGTGAAAGGTGGTTGAGCACGCTGTCGGCGATGCGTTCACGGTCGGCCGGTGTGATACCCACCAGCTCACGTCGAGCGTATTGGTGCTGGGGGCCGCCTTTCTCGACGCGGTCGCGCAGGCCGTAGTGGTGCACGCGGGCAATGCGGTTAATGCGGCCCAGGAACCCCACTTCGGCAGTGTCTGCCGAGGTTTTGATGCGCAGGTATTTGGCGGTGCGTAACTTGGTGAACATTGCTTTTCGGCGGATGCGGCCGCTTCGCCCGCGTATTTCGGAGCGCGGCTCATAGGGCGTGCCGTCGGGGTTGGTTTGGGCCTTGATGCGCTCACGGTTGGCGATGCGTAGATCCCGCGCGACTTCCCGGGCCAGCACGCGGCGCTCTTTGGGGCTGAGCTTGTTGATTAGCGGTGTTAGCCAGCTTTCTAGCTGCTGGAGGTCGTCACTCATTCACCGCCGCCTGGGCTTTGCCATTCGCTTTTGAGTACGTGCTCTGCATCGCTTGGGCCTTTGACGTATAGCTGCCAGCTTTTCGCCGGGCAGGCGTCCACCGGGTATTCAGGCATGCGGTGTTCGGCGTTGATCTCGCCGGTTTGGCAATCGACCTTGGCGACGACCCGCTCAGTTAGTCGCACGGTTAAGGCGAGATCCCAATGGGTGTTGTTGAGGATCTCGGCTTCAATCTGGACGGCTTCGTCTTCGACTAAATCGGGCTGGTAACTGTTGAGCCACTGCAGTAGCGGAATCATCACCGTGTCGAGGCTGCCGCTGTAGTCGGTGATGATGATTTGCGCGTCGACCGTGTATTGGTGGCTCAGGTTCTGGCCCCGCGCAAACTTGATCTTTCCGTCATTGACGAATGTATGGAGCTGCTCGGGGTTGCGCTTTAGTTCTGGGATAGAGGCGAGCAGGTGTTGGCGTAGGGACTGGAGTTTGATCATTGCGGTGCTTCGCTGTGGCAAAGGATGATGGCATCCACTTCGGCGGCGCACTGTGCCCAGGCGGCTTCGGTGCTTTCCAACTGCAGGTGCAGTTCGCCGTTAGTTTGCGGGTTACTCGCTGGCAGGCTGCAGGGGCTCGGCGTCGCGCAGCGATTGATAGTAATCACTGGCACCGGTGACGGCGGGGCGCTTGCGCAGGCGGATAACAGCGCTAGGCAGGTGAGTGTTGGCCCAAGCGCGTAGCGTGGTGTTTTCACGTTGCAGTTCCTCTATGGTGGCCAAGCGGTTGGCGGCGGTATGGCTAAGCGCCGCTTGCTGTTCATCCAGCGCACGGCGTTGGGCTTCCAGGCGGCGGGCGTTCTTCCAAAGCGCATCAATAATCACCAGGCTTTTTTGTTCCCGGTCGTGGGATTCAGCCAGCTGCTGTTCGGCTAATTCGGCGCGGGCATCCGCGGCGTTGCTGCGCTGCCAAAGCGCCCAGGTCACCAGCACGACCAGCACCAGAATGGCCAGGGCAGTGAGTAGGCGGGTCATGGTGCTGGCTCCTGATCGATGCCTTTCAAGCACAGTTCACGTTCCGTGGCGCGGCGTTTGACCAGGCCGTTTAACTTTCTGCCACCGGCGTATACCCAGCGGCTTAGCTCATGGCAGGCGCCGCGTAGATCCCCGGCGTTGAGTTTGCGCAGCAGGGTGGAGCGGGCAAAGGCGCCTTCCCCCACGTTGTAAACAAAGGAGGCGAGCGCGGCACGGGTGGGTGGCGGAAGATCCACCTGGGCGCGGCGATCCACCGCCGAAAAGGCGTGGCCAAGATCCGCCTGCAGCAGTTGGGTGCAGCGTTCCTGGCTAAGCGTTTGCCCCATGCGTGCCGTGGCGGTGTGGCCAAAGCAGATGGTGGGCACGCCGACCGGGTCGCGGTAGGCGGTGGGCTGGTAGCCTTCGTAATAGGAGACCACGGCGGTGGCGATGCTGAGCGCGCCGGCTGTCGCGCCAATGGCAAGGCGGCGTTTAAGACTCACGGCGACGCTCCTCTAGGTAGTTACGGATGCGTTTTAAGTAGCGCGGCAATAGCAGGCCGATTTGCAGCGCGAGATAGAGCAGCGTGAGTACCGTGACCCAGTCGGCGGGTGTCATGCCGCCCATATGCAGTAGGGAGACGATGGCCGGTGGGGCGACTTTGACGCTCTCGGTGGTGATTTCATACGGGTGGCTCATGGTCGCTTAGTTCCAAAGCTGGATGGGCGGTTGGGTGGTGTCGCGTGCTTCCGGTGGCGGGGGCAGCGTGACCGGCGTGCCTTCGCGCAGTACTGGCCCCTGGCTGACCAGGTGCGGGTTTAGCTGCAGCGCCTGCTCGGTGATATCTGCGGTTTTGCCGTATACGCGGTAGAGCAGGGCGTCCAGCGTTTCACCCTGGTGGGCATATACGGTGCGCTTCATATCAGCTCGACCGTGGTATGGCTGCGGCCGGTGAGTTCGGCGATAGCCCAACGGGCGTCGGCGCGGTAGTCATCGGCGGCCAGGTCTTTGGTTTCGCCGCGTTCGTCACCTTTTCCAGTGGCGGAGGCGTCGCGGTAGCGCTCTAACAGATCTGCCTGGGCCTGGGCGTAAACCGCGCGCAGGTAGAGCAGTGGGATATCCCCTGGGCTTTGCCAGGGGTCCTGCGGTATGGCATCGCAGGCCATGCGGCCCGCTTGTTGGTGCGCGTGCTGGTAGTTGGCCAACTGGCGGTTAACATCGGCCACGGCGGCGCGCAGGGATTGGCGTAAACGCGGTGGCGTGACGTTGTGCACGCGCTCCTCTTCGCGGAAGTCGTTGGGGTCGATATCCGGCCAGAAGCCGTTGTTGATGATGATGTCCAGCGTCGGGCTGGGTGGGTTAGTGCTGTGGCCAAGCATAATGGCGACCTGTGGTTACCGACTGGGTTAAGAAGGGGGTGGACCGCTTCGCGCGAGGCTAAAAGCCCTTGCTGGGCGGTGCCCCCTTGCCGTCGGGGTGCGACTCGGTTGGTGTCAGGCCTTGGCCTGGCCACCCTGTTTTTTGAGTTGGCTTTCCAGCCGTTGGATGTCTTGCTTGACGCCAATACGTTCATCCAGCGCTAACGCGGCCTTGAGTTGATCAAGCGCGCCTTCAGCATCTTCGGCGGCGCGCAGGGCGTAGCCGTAAGTCTTGTGCAGCTTGGCTTTGATCTCATCGTGCATATCGTGGTTATCCACGATGGCGGCGGCGCGGGCCATGACGTTGGCGAGGGCATCGGCGTCGGCATCCTCCTTGGCCAAGGCGCTTTTGACGCCTTCGGCGATCTCTTCGGCCAGGATGCTGACGGTGTCCCGGGCGTAGCGGTCGGGGGTGTCGATGTTATGCTTCACGGCATAGGCTCCAATGGCGAGCGCTTTTTCAAAATCGCCCACGTCGATGCACCAGACCATCATGGTCATGAGCACGTCGTCTTTGGCGCCGTTGCCTTCGCTTAATACGCCTTCCACATAGGGCATAAAGTCGGGCAGCAGCTCGCGCTTTTTCTCGATTTTGGCTTGGATCGATTTGATGCTTTTCAGCGTGCGCGTGGCGTCATAGAGCGCAGCGGCGTGGAGCTCGTACTGCTCGCCTGCCTGCTGTTGGCCGGGGGTGGCAGCGCCCGCCGCTTTCGCGGCGGTCACTTGCTCGTAGTGTTTACGGGCTGGGCTTTTCATCGGTTCCCCTTATTCGGCTTCTGTCAGTTCGATGTTTTCAACCAGGCAGCCGAAGCCGTAATCCTCGACCACGTAGGCGTCGTTGCTGGATTCGTAGTTTTCGATGCGGTTGCGCTTGGGGTTGTCGATGACATGACGGCGGCGGCTGCCCAACTGCCAGTAGAGCGAGAGGTTGGCCAGTGAGGTGATGAGCAGGGAGCCGTCGGGCACGAAGGGGGCGCGCACGGCTTGCAGGCCACCGACCCGCTTTTGGCTGACCATCATGTCGAGGTCGCGGGCTTCGCTGGGCGTTTCGGCGTACTGCTGAATCATCGGGAAGTATTTATCGGCCAGCATTTTGCGGCCCATGATGGCCACCAGGGCGGTGTCTTCCCGGAACCAGGGGTCGATCATTTCGCTCACCGCATCGAATACCAGGGCGTCGAGGTTTTTGTAGTCGCCCGCCGGGCCAACGATGACTTTGCCCGCCGTGGCGCCGCCGGTAAGTACGCGGGCGGGGGCGTGAGTGCGGTAGTGGTGAAGCCAGCCTTTGTTGACGTCTTCCAGCATCGGGTGGGTAGTGCGGTCGGTTTCCACGGCGGCACTGGTGCCGTTAAAACCGATCATGATGCGATCCAACGCCTGGCGTTTGATGATGGCGTTGCGGATGCGCGCCTGAAAATCCGGGAAGCGTGACCAGGCGTCCAGCTGTGCCCAGCGAATGTGGGTATCAAATTCAGTGCTGACACATTCGTAAGTGGTATCGCTTAGCTCGGTGACATCGCGGGTGCTGCGGTCTTTTTCATCGACGTTGGTACGCCCGGCGATGGGGCCGGAGACGCCCAGGCCGACTTTCTGGCCTTTGATCTCATCCACGCCGATAACGTTGATTTGCCCCAGGAAGGCACTGGATTCCTGCATCTTGCTCTCCAGCGTCTGCTGGACGCTGGGCTCGACGTTGAACTGTTCGCCGGTGTTGTCGACGCCGTTTAGCTGGGCTAACCGAGTTTTGAAGGCATTAAAGGCTTTACGAGTATCGTTGCGCATTGGGTTTCCTTGAGGTGGTGGCGTTGGCTCTGGTTTCTACTGGTTGGCCAGCGCTTAGCAGTCGGTTAGCTGGGCCTCGCCGCCGGTGGCGGGGGCACGGCGTGAAGTGTCTGGCGTGTTGTCAAGCTGGGTGTATAGCTCGTCAAAACGCTTTTTCAGATCGTCATGAGCCGTTTGCAGCTGGCTGAACTGGTCGGCAGTGGGGCGGGTTTCCAGTTCGTCGGCTAGGGCGTTGTAGTGCTCGGCGACCACTTCCAAGGTGCCTTCCAGTTCGGTGCGGAAGGTTTCGAAGCCTTTGGCGGTTTTGGTGTCCTGGCGGCTGAACAGCGCGGCGATCTTGGCTTTCAATCCTTCGGCGGCGGGTGGTTTCTCTTCGCTGAAGTCGAGTTCGATCTCTACCGCTTCGGTGAACACGTTTTCAGCGTGCTGCTTGCGGCTGGCCAGTGGCGAGGCGCTGCCCGCTTCGCGGCTGAACTTGATCATCTCGGTACCCAGTGAGGCGGGGGAGTCGGTGACCGCCAGCCCTTCCAGGTAGGCTTCGCCGGTGTCGCCAAACTTGGGGTTTACTTCGATGGAGCTGTAGACCTTTTGGCGCTTTTTGTTGATGGCCTTGAGTTCGTCGGTGGGGTCGATCTCGGCGAACAGGGCTAGCTTGCCGTCTTCGACTTCGCGGGCTTCTACCGAGAGCACATCACCGAGGGCGTTAAAAACGCTGTCGGCGGTCATGCCGCGAATGTGTTCCATCCAGACGCGGGCGCCGTACTTATTGGGGTCGTAGTTGGCGGCCATCTGCTCGATCCATTCGCGCTGGATCTCGCGGCCGTCGGTGGTTGCGCCTTCGGTGGCGACGCGGAATTTTTTAGTTTTTCCAGACATGTTGGGCTTCCTGAGCGGGGCGGCGGTTGATGTGCGCTCAGGTTCCGCGTGTAAGCGTTTTGGCTCAACGGTTGCGCGTTGTGCGGGCGGGTTAGCACAAGGCGCTGCAGGCGTGGGCTTCGCGCGCGGCGGGTACGCTGGCGACATGACGACGACAGCCCTCGACACGATCCCAAGCACGATAGAAACGCCGCGACTCATGGCCCGCCATTTGTATTGGCAGGGGTGGCGAGTTGCGCGTATTGCCGAGCATATCGGTGAGAAACCGGCCACGGTGCACAGCTGGAAAGCGCGCGACCGTTGGGAAGATGCCACGCCGACCGAACGCGTCGAGCACACGCTTGAAGCGCGCATGGTGCAGCTCATTGCACTGCCGGAGAAAGAGGGGAAGCACTACAAAGAGATTGATTTGCTTGGGCGGCAAATTGAGCGTCTGGCCAGGGTTCGCCACTATCACGAGACCGGCAGAGAGGCGGATCTAAACCCCAACATCGAACGCCGTAATGCCGGGCCGAAGAAGAAGCCTCGGCGCAATGCCTTGGAAGAAGAGCAGATCGAGGCGCTGGATGCGGCGTTTCTGGAATCGCTGTTTGAATACCAGGCGGTGTGGCTGGAAGCGGGGCAGAAGCACCGCATCCGTAACATTCTCAAAAGCCGCCAGATTGGGGCCACCTGGTACTTCGCCCGGGAAGCGATCGTCGATGCATTCAAAACCGGGCGTAACAAAATCTTCCTTTCTGCCAGCCGCGCCCAGGCGCATATCTTCCGCAACTACATCGTGCAGTTCGTCAAAGATGTGTGCGATGTGGAGCTTAAAGGCGACCCGATTGTTTTAGATAACGGCGCCGAGCTGCACTTTCTGGGTACCAACTCGAAAACCGCCCAGGGCTATCACGGTGATGTTTACCTGGATGAGTACTTCTGGATTCACCGCTTTGCCGAGTTCCGCAAGGTTACGTCTGGCATGGCCATGCACAAGAAGTGGCGGCAGACGTATTTCAGCACGCCTTCCAGCGTTGGCCATGAGGGGTACCCGTTCTGGAACGGTGAGCTGTTCAACAAGCGGCGTAAAAAATCCGAGCGCGCCGAGTTTGATGTCAGCCATGAGGCGCTGAAAAACGGCAAGCTGTGCCCGGATGGCCATTGGCGGCAGATCGTGACGGTGCTGGATGCTATCGAGGGCGGCTGTGATCTGTTCGATCTTGAGCAGCTGCGCATGGAGTACTCGCCGGAAGAATTCGACAACCTGCTGATGTGTGGCTTTGTCGATGACAGCCAAAGCGCCTTCCCGCTGGCGGTGATGAAAGCCTGCATGGTCGATAGCTGGGAAGTGTGGGACGACTACCGGCCCTTTGCGCCTCGCCCGGTGGGCGATCGGGAAGTGTGGATTGGTTACGACCCGACCGGCACCGGCGAAGATGGCGACGGCGCGGGGCTGGTGGTGGTATTGCCCGCGCGCTCGAGCAACGAAAAGCACCGGGTATTGGAGCGGCACCGCTTGAAAGGCCAGGACTACGAGGATCAGGCTGCGTTCATCGAATCTTTCCGCGACAAATACAACATTGGTCACATCGGTATCGACACCACCGGCATCGGCGGCGCGGTGGCCGAGTACGTCGAGAAGTGGTTCCCCACGGTGGTGCGCTACCGCTATGACGTTTCGCTAAAAACCTCAATGGTGCTGCAAGCCCAGCAGATCATGCGTAAAGACCGGCTGGAATTTGATGCGGGCTGGTCGGATCTCGCCGCTTCGTTTATGGCGATCAAAAAAGAGCTGACCGGCAGCGGCCGCCAGTTCACTTATGTTTCCGGCCGCACCAAGGCGACCGGCCACGCGGATCTGGCGTGGGCAACCATGCACGCCCTACATTTTGAGCCACTCGACGGCCCAGCCAGTGAAGGCGCTGGGCGTTCCATCATGGAGTTTTCCGACGATGACGATTAACACCGCGGCGGCCAAGCCGCGCATTCGCGTGCCTGCGTATCAGGTTCAAAACGATACCGCCCCGGCGGTGGCCACCGGCAGCGGGCGGATGGAGGCGTTTACCTTTGGCGACCCGGAGCCGGTCACCAGCATGCGCGATGTTTGGTATGAAGGGGTGTGGCTAACGCCAGATGAGTGGTATGAGCCACCGATCCCGCTAAGTGTGTTGGCCAAGAGCTACCGCGCCACCGCCCATCACGGCAGCGCCTTGCAGGTGAAGCGCAATATCCTGCTGAAAACCTTTATTCCCCACCCGCTGTTGAATCGCCGCACCTTTAGCTCGCTGGCTCTCGACTACCTGGTGTTTGGTAACGGCTATCTTGAGGACGTGCGCGGGCGGCTAGGGCGGCGGCTGGGTTTACAGCACCGCGGCGCCAAGTATATGCGTCGGGGTGAGAATGACCGCTATTGGTGGGTACCCAACTACATGGAGCGGGTGGAGCTGCCCAAAGGGCGCACCGTTCATCTGCTTGAGCCGGATATTGATCAAACCATCTATGGCGTGCCCGACTATATCGGCAGCCTGCAAAGCGCCTGGCTCAACGAATCCGCCACCCTTTTCCGCCGCCGCTACTACCTCAACGGCAGCCACGCGGGTTTCATCATGTACGTCAACGACCCGGCCCACGATCAAAAAGACATCGACGACATGCGTAAGGCGCTTAAACAGAGCAAAGGGCCGGGCAACTTCCGCAACCTGTTCCTTTACTCCCCTAGGGGTAAAAAGGACGGGGTTCAGATCATCCCAGTCTCAGAGGTCGCGGCGAAAGACGAGTTCTACAACATCAAAAACATCACCCGCGACGACCAGCTGGCAGGGCACCGCATCCCCCCACAGCTAATGGGCGTGGTGCCGCAAAATGCCGCCGGATTTGGCGACGCGGAAAAAGCCGCCAAGGTATATGTGGCCAACGAGCTAGAGCCACTCCAAGCCACATTCAAAGAGATTAACGATCACGTGGGAGAAGAGGTAGTGAGGTTCGATCCGTATTTGTTGGATCTTCAGGCATAAAAAAAGCGCCTGGTTGCCCAGGCGCTAATCGCGCTTTCATCCTTGAAAACAAAGGGAGCATCCGGCCCCGCAGCGATAAAAAAACTATACCCTAAAACTGTATATATGAACAGGTATTCAAGGATGATGAATCGACCGATTTTGCCCTGGATGGGCGGCAAACGACGCTTGGCCAAACAGATCTTACCGCTGTTTAAACCGCATACTGCCTACGTGGAACCGTTCTGCGGTGGGGCAGCGCTCTTTTTTATGAAGGCACCCAGCAAAGTGGAAGTGATCAACGATGCGCACGGGGAGTTGGTAAATCTCTACCGCATCGTGAAGCACCACCCTGATGAACTGGTGAAGCAGTTCAGGTGGGGGCTGATTAGCCGTGAAGAGTACCTCACTCAAAAAGAGATCGACCCACGCCACCTAACCGATATCCAACGGGCAGCGCGTTTCTTTTACCTGCAGAAGCTGGCGTTCGGTGGCAAAGTCAGCGGCCAGACGTTTGGCACCTCTGCAGTATCACCGCCGCGCATGAACCTGCTGCGCATTGAGGAAGATCTGAGCGATGCCCACCTACGCTTATCCAGGGCGGTGGTTGAGCATCTGGATTGGGCAGAGTGCATCCGGCGTTATGATCGGGAAGGCACGCTGTTCTATCTCGACCCGCCATACTGGGGCACAGCCGGATACGGCTGTGACTTCCCGCTTGAGGAGTACTACCGCATGGGCGAGCTAGCCCGAAAAGGGCAAGGGCAGTTTGTGGTCAGCGTCAACGACACGCCGGAGATGCGCGATGCGTTCAAGGGGTTAATCCTAAAAACAATTTTAATTAGGTATACTGTGGGTCAGCAAGCGACCGAGCCACGCGGTGAGCTCATCATCACCAACCGCTAAACCTCTAGCCAGCTACCCATGCTAAGCCGCTCCGAAAGGGGCGGCTTGTTTTTCGATAGATGCAGGAAAAGCCAAATGATTACACTTAGCCTCCCAGGGGTATCATTGCCAGTTAAAGCGAAGGATTATAAGAATTTAGAGGATGCTTATGATAAGTACCTCTTTGACCCCAAACACCGACCATCACAATTTGGTCTAGAGACGGCCTACTGGCGCTGCTATAAAAAAAGAGCCTCTGCAAAGCTTATAGATGACCTTGCTCAAGTGTCATGGGGGCCGATGAATGCCTGGGAAGTTTTCGGAAAATCAAGCCCGGCGCTGATTCAGTGGAATCATGCAAACCATTCAGTTAAAGAAAAGTGGGGTTTTAAGCACCCAAAAATTTGGAAAGCTTTTTCCGTTTTCTCAACTCCTATCCTATTTTTTGCATCCGCGTTTTTGCTATACGCAGGTTTTTTTGCTGTAGCCGAAGTAGTCGTGCTGTGGGTTGAGGCCTCGCTTAGCGACTTCCACGACTCAAAAGAAATACTCTTATTCGCTACTTTTATCTTTGGGACATTAGGCCCTGCACTTATCGGAATCGGGGCAGGTGGTATCTATACCTCTGTTATAACGACTAAAAGCGCTTCATTGGAATCACACGTTCAGGAATTGAAGAGCTTGGTGGATGAATACCAGGCGACCTAAAGCTTTCCCCACGCCGCGCCATCGTCACCCCGCCCCGCCCGCGCGCTAAATGTAGTGGTTTTTATGCACTATTGCGGCAGCGGCTCAAGCCACGCCAGTGCTGGGCGGAAGGGCAGTTTTAAGGGAGCAGTTTTTTATGCGTTTTCATGCGCATTTTTGCAGTTTTAGGGGTGATCAGTGAGATGGCGGGAGGTAGTGAGCCGCAAGCATTCCTAAGATAGGTTTTCGGTGGGCATCCCAGGTTCGATCATCAACCATATGAGCCAGGGAGTGGGGCATTTCAGCGTAGGTAATCCACAGCTCTTCAGTTTCTGAAGGTAGTAAACCGATCTTGGCGCGCCGGTTCTGTGAGCGGATTTCAAACCAGGCGTAATGGTCGCCGTTCTTATCCTGGCGTAGGCGGTAGGTGAAGCGGGTCAGCTTTTGCGATGGATTAACCAT